TCTACCTGCGGATGGGACGATGTTCCCGTTGAATCTCATGCTGCGGCTGCGTATCCATGCCTGCTGGTTGACATTTCTAATGCTTAGTGTGAGTCATACAACATGATCGATACCATCAACAACGCAATGGGAAAGCGTTCCATGGCACAGGATGAAAAACAGCAGTTTATCAGTGACGCGCTCGGCAGCTACTCAGCTAAAGCGGCTCGAGCAGGTAAGGACATTGGGAAGCCTGGGAAGGGATTCCAAAAGATCGAAAACGAGTATCCTGGCGATCCTGAGAAGGGTAGGCGCATCGCAGGTGCTGTGTTGGCGAAGCTGAGAGCTAAGGGAGGTTGATATGCCGACAGCGGGACTCTCGCCGCAAGAGACTATCCGTCAAGAACTGCATAAGTTCAAGCACGGACAACTGCACAGTGGGAGTTCTGAAGGGCCGATTGTGGATGACCGGCAGCAGGCAATCGCGATCGCGTTGTCTGAAGCAGGAAAGAGTAATAAAGATAAAGGGAGGTAGTCATGGGTGCGAATATCTGGTTCTGGTTGATCTATGTGATTTTTGGGGTCTTTGGCCTTCTCGGTATAGGCCCTTGGTATAGAGATCGTGTTGGTCCGTGGGGACCGTTTGGCGGCTGGATCGTTCTGTTTATTCTCATTGGTCTTCTTGGTCTTCACGTCTTCGGGAGCCCTGTTAGGTGATGGATCGCACAACGAAAGCAGCAATAGCAATAGTAGCAGTTATGATCCTGTTCATCGTATGCTTGGCCCTCTATGGGTACTTCAGCGGTGCCTGGGTTGAAAATTAGTGTGAGTCAAACACATGGCTGACGACATTCAAAATCAGATCATGCAGATTCTTACGGCTCAGCAAGCGCCTGAGGAACCGTCTATTGAGGAAAAGCGTCTAAGCGATCTCGCTGATCGTGTCTTCGGCGGTTATGGATACGATCCTGATCTTGAGGAGCAAGAAGGTCGTACTCCTGGAACGGCAACAGTGGGAGCGGGTAGGAATCAATTGTCGCTGCCAATGAAAGAGTTCGGACTTGATGCTGAAGGAGGGATTCATGGTCCTGAGTGGCTGCAATTAAATCAACACAGGCCCCAAGACCTTACCGAAGCAAGCCTTGGTCAGAAGTATCGTGACTATCCGTTTAATGATCGGTTCGGTAATTGGCCGGTGGATGAGCGGCAGGAAGGCATCAGGCGACTGCTTGAAGAATTTAATCAAGTGAATCGTGCGAGGGCCTAATGCCTAACTACAACCTTCAAGAAGGCTCCGTCCAATACGACTTCCAAAAGAGTCGTAGGAAGGTGCAGATATTCGGTGGTGGCTTTGCTAATGGCAAGACGACTGCGCTTGTTATTAAGGCGTTACAGCTTTGCAAGTTTTACCCAGGATGTACTGGACTGTTGGGTAGAGAGACGTATCCGAAACTTAACGACACACTTAGAAAAGAGTTCCTGCGGTGGTGTCCGAGGCACTGGATCAGGAAGATGCCGACTCAGGATGATAACTCGGTCTATCTTGTGAATGGATCAGTTGTACACTTCCGCTATATCGCACAGCGGGGAAAGAGTCAAAATGAAGACGGAAGTACCACAAGCAACTTGCTTTCTGCTACTTATGACTGGATCGGCCTGGATCAAATCGATGATCCCGGTATCACACACAAGGACTTCCTCGATCTTCTTGGTCGTCTTCGAGGCGATACTGCTTATCGTGTAGAGGATGAGCCGGAAGATGAGACGATGCCATCCGACGGACCACGATGGCTTATGATGACTATGAATCCATCTCAGAATTGGGCGTATCATGAACTCGTTAAACCATACTTGGATTGGCGCGACCGGAAGATATTCGGTCCGAAGCTCCTCATTGATGAAGACACTGAGATGCCCGTTATTGAGCTTTTCGAGTCGGACACGTATGCAAACAAACGTAACCTCAAGCCAGACTTTATTAAGACGCTCGAGAACGCATACAAGGGGCAGATGCGTGATCGTTATCTCCTCGGCAAGTGGGCCGCGTTCGAGGGTCTGGTGCACCCCGGTTTTGATACGTCGCTGAATGTTTTGAAACGGGAGCAGATGCTTGATCACCTTGCTGATTGCAGGAGGCGGCATGTCCGCATTCAGACGTTGGAGGGATATGACTTCGGCATTGCGACGCCGACGTGCTATATTCTGGCCTTTGTTGATGATTTCGGTCGTGTGTGCCTTCTTGACGGTTTTTATCATCCTAATTTTGACATTGCCCAACATGCGCCTACCATAAAGGAGATTCGCGGACGCTACTATGGACTGTTGCAGGGAAGCCAACACGTAATCGCCGACCCTGCAATCTTTAGGAGGATCGTGGTTGCTGGTCAGCATGTTAGGAGTACGACCATTTCCCGTATCCTGAAAGATGGCGGAATCGACGTGCGCCCTGGAAGTAACGACATCCTATCAGGTATCGCGAAAGTGAATAGTTACCTCGCAGGGACACCGAAAACTCCCCATCTAACTTTAGGGACGACGCCTGGAACGTTGCTGTACGTTGCTGAAGAACTGCCGTTCTTTCAAGATGAGATCATGTCGTACTATTGGAAGCGTGATCCACAGGGTAAGCCTATCGATGAACCGTCGGACAAAGACGATCACGCAATGAATGTGATCAAGTATATGCTGAGTAAGCTGCCAGAGGCATCAGAGATCGTCGTACCGAATGAGATGCTACCTCCGAAGTGGAAGTATTGGCATGAGATGTCAATGGAGGACTATGCAAATGCACAAGGTAGGAGAATACAGTAATGGCTAGACCCCCCGTGTATAGGTTCAACCCAGCGTCGTACTATGTGATCCAAGGCAATCTTCTGAACATTGTTTGGGACGAAGTGTGTACGCCCTATTTGGCAATTGTTACTTCTCCTGAGAAGGAAAGGTTGCAGGACAGGATCGGAATAATTTTGAACAACGCTGTAGAAGATCCATCTGGTGCGAGCCGCTTCCGAAGGTAGTGTGTGAGTCATATACATGGACCCGCAAGATTTCATCGCTCAGCTACTTCAAGTTGGTGATAGCTCAGGACGAGACATGCCGACGATGAGAAAGCTACCTGAGCTTCCACCGGATTACCAGATTCAAAGCCAGCCCTATCGTGGGGCAGAGATTCCTATGCAAGAATTTGATCCCCTTGGAGGTGGGCGACGCGATCCTGTTCAGCAGAGGATCGGAGCACTTCTGGATCACGAACGTCGATACAATGAGCTTAAGGCGGTTGATCCACGGATGGCGGAACGATTCAAGTCATTTGGATTGAGCGGTCCCTCTACTGATGGTGAAATAGAGTGGGTGTATGGGCCAAATGCAGTGGCCAGGGAAATGAGAGGGGGTGATCCCTTAGCTGGGAGCATGGGAATGGATCAAGCTCAGGTAGGGCGTCAGCCAGTGTATCCGTTGGATCGTAGATTCAGGGATATAAAAAAGCGTGCCGGACAAGATGCTGAGTCGGAGGCAGAATTACAACAAGAACAAGAAGAACGAGAGATGGACGAACAGGAACCGCGTGGGATCTATCGATGAGCGAAACCACTCCTCGAGCTATTTCTACCTCACCGACTGTTCCTTCCTATGGCAACTTTTGGAAGGAGGCAGCGAAGTGGTGGGATATGATGGAGCGCAACAAGCTCTCAATGGCTCAGAGCGTTGCGAAGAAGATACTTAGTAACAAAGCGAGGTATCAAAATGTTGAATCCAAGACGGGCGTCCCTTGGTATTGGATTGGCCCTACGCACTTTAGGGAGTCGGATTGTGACTTCTCTACGCAACTTGCGCAGGGAGACCCCCTTGGTAAGAAATCCACGCATGTCCCTAAAGGCCAAGGACCATATTTCGGTCCAGATGCCTGGGACCGCGCGGCGCTTATCGCGCTCGAAACAGACAAGCTGAATCAGGTTAAGGATTGGAGGCTCGAGAAGCTGTTCTATTGGTGGGAGAGTTATAATGGATGGGGATACAGGCTCCACGGGACACCTTCGGCTTATGTATGGGCTGGAACTAATATCTACACCGCAGGGTTTTATGTTGCGGACGGCCACTGGAGTGCAACTGCCCGTGACTCTCGCGTGGGATGCGTTCCAGTTCTCAAGTGCTTGGTTGAACTCGATTCAACGATCTCAATACAACGAGAATCTGAAAACGAGTCAGACCCACCAGTTTGGGTTGGAAAACCCCCTGGAGGAGTCGAGCCAATTGAGCCTCCCGTTAAGCCCCCCGTTGAGCCCGATGGAAAACACGAAATCGTAATCACTATCGAAGACGGCAAAGTTGTGGTCAAGATTGACGGTGTGGAGAGAACATGAGTGAACGTATGATCGGAGCGATAGTTGCATTCGTGACGGTCATAATCACGTTAGTTTTGCTTGCGTTGTTTGAGTCACACAGTGAAAGCTACCCACCCTTGGAACCTTCGGTTTATGATAAGAAGCTGGATAGACTTGATCGTCGAGGGATAGAAGCCGCTTATAGCGGTAGAGTGGCTTTGCTATTTCAGAATTGGATGACGGATACAAACGAAGCGAGTCATCAACGGGCACTGCGTGGACATCGGAACGCTCGTAAAATATACATAGACGCAATGACTGCGTTAGATGCTAGAGATCCTAAAGGGGCGGAGAAGTAAGATGGCAAATGACGCATCTGAAGAACCGGGCAACGATACGACTGATGTGTTCAATCCTGATAAGATGAATGCGGAGGAAAATGTTGTTCCTGCACCGCAGCCGCTGTATCAGATCTATTCTGGCAGCAAGATCGTTGTCAGTAAGCAAGTTGGTAAGTATTGGCGCAATGTGTATGATGCGGCGATGACTGCATATGCTCCAACGCGCCTAATTTGGGAAGAGTGTTATCGGTACTATAACCATAATCAATCCAAAGCGAACTATACGCCTCGCGGAGTCTTTCATCGCGGAGACTCAACTGAGAACGTTATCTTTAGCAATCTGAACATCATGCTTCCGGCCATCTACAGCCAGAATCCTGATATTACTTGCTCGACTAATGACAAGGCCGACGAACCGTTTACTAAGTGCCTAGAGGCTGTGCTCAATGCGGTGTTCCAGCGCAAGCATTTGATGAATGCGAAGAACAAAGTAAAGAGAGCTACTGGTGCAGCGTTGTTAACGAACTTCGGCGTTCTCAAGATTGATTGGACCAAGAAGGATGACTCAGTTGAGGTGGCACTAGAGGAGGTTCAGCGGATCAGTAATGAGTTAATTTC